ATTCAAGGCAGTGGTGCTGATATTACTAAGGAAGCTCTTGTAGGCATTAGAAATCTAATCTTAGAAACTAATAAGATGCATAAGAAAGAAGTGGCTAGATTGTTATGTACTGTGCATGACCAGATTGATGTGGAAGTCATAGATGAGATTGCACAGCAGTTTGCTGAACAGATGAAGCAGATTATGATTGAGTCTGGTAATAAGTATGTCAAGGATGTGAATATGGAAGTAGATGTAACTATTACTAAAGTATGGACTAAATGACACCACAAGAAAAAGCAAAAGAATTGATCTCTAAATTTGAAATGCCTCAAAATGTTTATCAAGGTAGGCAGTTAGCAAGACTATGTGCCTTGATAGCAGTAGATGAGATATTAGCTGATAAAATGGAAATGGATGGTATGAGAGTAATTAATGACCCATATTGGTTAGAAGTTAAACAAGAAATAGAAAAGCTATGAAACAAACCGCAGTAGAATGGTTGGAATCACAACTGAAAAAAATACCTATGGTAAATATAATTCAAGTATTTCAACAAGCTAAAGCAATGGAGAGAGACCAAATAGTTAATGCATTTAAAGAAGGATTAAGAAGCCCTTACCATCAAGATTATGCTATTGTAACACAAGAAGGACAAGAAGCAACTAAATCAGGTCAATACTACCAACAAACCTACGGAAAGCAATAGGCTAAATAATATAAATAAGCTCCTGTAACTCAGTGGTTAGAGTTCCAAGCTTATACCTTGGCGGTCACAGGTTCAAGTCCTGTCAGGAGTACTAAAGTAGATGTTATGTCACAATTATGGTTGCCCAAATTCTTAGAGTTACATCATGCAATGTTAAGTACATACATAAAAGATGGTAATGTGCAAGGTGCTAAAGAATATTTGTACAGTTTGCCATATGATGTGTATGATAGTATTATAGAAAGAGCTGGAAGAGGATACTGTTTTGAAACTATTGTAAATAAGATTGAATCTCTGACAACAGTAAAGAAAACTAATGAACTTCGTAAAATCAATAACTCAGATGGAGATGAGAATTTTTTATTTTAACCTAAAACCCCTATGAAAAAGTTAGTAGTATTAGCCATCATTACTTTAGTATCAGTAAACCTGCATGCTCAGGGTTACAAAAAGTCTGCACTGAAATCAATGAACAAGACAACATTGACAGAGATTTATTTGGATAATGTAATTAGATTGTACATAAACTTGCCTTATACTGCTTTCACACTATATGGTAAAGACAGTTCTAATTATGATGCTGTAGCTATGAATATAAAGATGGATATTCCTACTTCAGAGTATTTTAATGGCAAGCGTACAGTAACTCTCAGTCAAAGTGTGCAATGTGGAGATGTAGTCAAGATGCATTTTTATGAGATTCTGCCTTATGCTGATAAGAGTGATCTGATTGAAAGCATCTTGTATTTGCAAAAAGTAAATAATGATATTAAACCCCAAAAAAGATACAGAAGATTAATTAACCTGACCAAACTGTTATACTGATAAAATGAAAACAAAACTGTGCATAGGCTTACTGATTGTATTAATGCAGATTTCATGCTCAACAAGCAAAGGATTAAAATCCTCTAATAGGTTACTTGATGAATTCAGAATAGATGAATACCGCCAGTATGTGGTAATATCTATTAGTAAGAAAAATAGTAAGTACAGTAATGTAGCTATGTATAATCCTGAGAAGAAAAGATATGTATATGTATGCATACCAAAATGGCTTAGTGATTACTGGCAAGAAGGTGATACAATTAAATAATCATATGAAACCAGAATTATTAGAAATGTACATTGATGTAGCTTGTATGCTAGAGGATCTTAAGGATCCCAGCTATGAGCAGATATCTGAAGCTATAAAGCTTCATCATGGTATAGAGGTAACAGTGTCTGAAATAGAAGAGTTCTATCTGCCTGAAACTCAAGAAAAGTTGGCTCAAATTAGATCCTTAGGAATTAACTATTAATCAACTAAACAATGGAAATCGTAAAAACACTAACTATCCAAGGTCAATTTAGAAATCACAGAAGTAATAAGAACATTGTGCTAGAAAAAATATCTTCTTTGGAACAGGGAGAATCTCTTGTAATAAGTGCTAAAGAGGCTGATAGATGGAAGTATCCTACAAACAGCCTTGTGAGCACTATAAGAAATGCTAGACAGAAAAAATACCTGAGTAAGTCTTCTAAATACAGTGTAAGACACTTAAAATCAGGTAGTTATGCGGTAATCTGCTATCAAAAATAATTTCTTAGTTATCTTGCACAGTGTAATTATATTGTTTATATTTGGGATATACTGGTTGTATATTTTACAAATGTTGGAAGCTTATTCCACATATGACCAGTGCAATCATAAATTTAAACTTATATATCTGTGGAGACCTGGTTATTGCTAGGAAATTATTATGTCTTTGGTAACTTGTGACTATTGCCTAGGTGAAGGCAAAATATTCAATGGTAAATATGAAGTGAATTGTCCTGTGTGTAAAGGAGATTGTGTGATACAGGATCATGATACAGATGACTTGCCAGCAGAAAGAATATTTGAGGATGACAGGGAACTATTTGACGAGAATGATTTTTACACAGATGATTGACAGTATAACAATACACATACCTACGCTGATAGGTCTAGGGCTGAATGCTAATCAATATATGCATTTAGCCCTTATTTATCACCAGCTACCTCCAAACTTGGCTCCATTAGGCCATGAAGAGATTGATGATTTGATAAATAGAGATTATCTTCGCGTAGTTTTTATGACAGTAGAGCTGACTGATAAGGGCCGTGATCTATTTGAAGCTAGTGATAGGTTCATTGACAAAGCTTTTAATGAAGTGTACAATCTGTATCCCAGACAGGTGTCTGATGGTAGAGGTGGTTACAGGGTATTGAGAGCTAAAGGTCTTGACTCAGAAGATGCCAAAATCTGCAAAAAGAAATATGAAGCTGTAATAAAAGGTAATAAAGACTTGCATAGCAAGATTGTAAAAAGCCTTAAGACTGAGCTTCTTATGCGTAAAAACAGTATGATGTATATGCAGAATTTGCAGACCTGGATTAACCAGAGAGCTTGGGAAAAATACATGGATTTAGATATTGAATCTGATGATGAAAGAGTAAATTCAATTTGATATGAATTTAAGATCCAGAATCCAAGAAGGCATTGAGGGGCAGTACTCTGGTCTTGAAAACGGTTTTGACAGGCTTAATGAAGTCATATTTGGAGTTCAACGCAGATGCTACACATTATTAGGTGGCCAATCAGGTACCTATAAGACCACTCTTGTTGATTATATCCTGTTCAATGCTCTTGAGGATGCTGTGAAGAAAGGCATAAAGCTGAATGTATTCTACTATTCATTTGAGATTGACAGGATAACTAAACAATGTAATTGGCTTTCCCAGATCATTTATAACAGATATAAGGTGATAGTATCACCTGAGAGAATAAAAGGTTTGGGCGGAAACAAGCTTACATTAGAGGAAGTTCATTATATTTATGAGTCAATTGAGTATGTGGAAAAGATGTTTGACAGTATCAACTTCAGATTTCAGACCACTAATCCGACTGGTATTTATAATGAGCTATGGGCATTTGGTGAGAGTCAAGGTGACATCATTAGAGAACCTTACAGCTATAAAGATGCTGAAGGAAAAGTACACAATGGTTACAGAATAAGTGGTTACAAGCCAAGAGATCCTAATGCCTATACATTGGTAATCATGGATCACATGGCTCTTATGAAAAAAGAGAGAGGTTTCCAAACTAAAGAACTGATAGATAAGTATTCAGAATACTGTATAGAATTGAAAAATATGTTTGGTTTCAGTTTTATCAATATTCAGCAGTTCAATCAAGGTTTATCTTCTGTAGAGAGAGCTAAGTTCAAAGGGATAGATTTGTCCCCGCAGCAGTCAGATTTCAAAGATTCTACTAATCCATATCAAGATGCAGATGTTGTATTGGGGACTATGTGTCCATATAAACTGGACATGAACACGTGTCTTGGATATGATATCAAGAAGCTTAAGGATAAGATGATCATGCTGAAAGTAATTAAGAACAGGCTTAGCAGAGATAATGTTGCAATAGGTTTGTATGCCAATCCATCTGCAGGAGCATTTGCAGAATTACCCCCTGTGAATTCAATAAATTATGATCATTATGTCTAATGTAGAACACCCTAAGCACTATAACAGTGGTAAAATTGAAGTTATCACTGCTATAGAAGATTGGAATCTTGGTTTCCATCTTGGCAATGTTGTAAAGTATGTGGCCAGAGCTGGAAAGAAAGATAGCTCCAAAACTGTGGAGGATCTGGAAAAAGCTAAGTGGTACTTGGAAAGAAAAATTGAGGAAATTAAGAGAGATGCATTTCAAGGAACAATTAAACTTTAATTAATTATGAGGATTCAAGATCCAGCATTAGGTAAATACTCCGTTCAAGTGGGTATTAGTAAGTATGTCATCTATGATGGCGAAAGAAGTGTTACTACTCTAGCTGACTTTAATGAGACACTTAGAGAGATTGCTAGAAGAATTGTGGCTGATACTGATGGTACGATGACTCTTGGACAGTTTCATGCACTTACTGAAGAAGTGTTTGAAAA